AGACTTCTATAATTCAATAAGTGGTGTAACATATTGAATGTTATCTTATGATCTAGTTGCTCAATCACAGCTAGATTATCTAAAAAGTCTTGCCACACTCCGCCATAACGTATATATTCAAACTCTTCTTCCATTTCGTCTACTGAAACAGTCCAATGTACATTAGGAAACTCACATATCTTTTCAAACACACGAGTACCTGTTTTACTTAGGTTAGTGTTTACTCTTAAGTTTACATTAGGATTCTTTTGTTTAAGTATTTCTAATAGCTCTAAGTTTTCTTTCATTAGCAATGGTTCACCACCTGCCATATAAACGTGTTTAAGTTGTTCAGCTTTATCATACACTAACTGTTTAAGTTCTTGTACCCTATGTTCAGGAACTTGGGGTGGTTGGATGTTGAGTTCTGTTGCCCATTTGCTTGAGTATTCAGGACTACAGTAAACACAAGCGTGATTACATACTGTACTCCATCTAATATCTATCGTATGTAAGTCAAAATCGTTAGGATCGTCATACAGGGTGTTATCTACAGATTTTAGTTCTCTAAGATAGAATATCCTGTCGCTGATAACATCAAAGTTTTGTTTATCTCCTTCAAGCTCATAACAATTATTACATCCTAGCCCATCTTCACCGTTCAACATTCGCTGTTTAGTTTCTGTGTTTCCATCTAAGATTTCGTGTATCGAATTATCTTTAAGATTACCTATAGCTCTTTGACTACGTATACAGTTTAGTACTTCTCCACTAGGAAAATACATAAATCCTGTCCACGGTATAGGACAGAACTTTTTATTAGTTAAGTATTCTTTAGGATCCATTTATATACTCAATAACTTCTGCGGCATATTGATCAACATTTTCGTACTCAGGCTCTTTCTGTCCTGGCTGTGTAGCAATCATACCTGGATTTATTAATATTAGTTTTGGTTTCTCGTCTCTTTGGAGACACTGATAGTGTGCTAGTTCTAATGTTTTTTTCTGTATGAGATATTGATCCCACTCTTCTCTAGGTGCTAGTTTACTAGCAGTCATCTTTGTACTTATGTTAACGATAGTTTTTTGTTGTCCTCTCCATCTAGTCCACACTTCCCAAAACAATTCAGTTTGTGCGAATCCAACCTGTGCGTTATTGATAAACATATCACAGCTCTGTACCATTTCAGCTACCTTAGGTATACTGCGTATATTGTATCCGCTACGTCGACTAAGTCCAACGACTTCGTGTCCTATTGCTGTGTATTGTACACTAAGGGCTTGTCCTATACCTGCTGAATGTCCTGTTATTGCTATTTTCATTGATAATAATCTTTATAATTAATTTTTCTTAGTTGGTCTTGCTGTTTAATAAACTCCAATAAGTGTATTGAGTTATTTTCTAACGTTGCTATTTGTTCTATCAACGGTAACACTTCTTGGTTTTTACTTTCAAATAACTTTTGTTTAGCTGTTAGGGTTAACCAATTTTCATATCTAATGTCTAACATCTCAGGTGAGTTTAACAATGCCCAACTGTGATCTAACTGGTGTTCATTTTTAAAGTCTATGATGTTAGCAAAGTCTCCAACATTAAGGGCATTCACTGTAGTCCATAAGTTGAGATTACTTATGCCCATAGCTTTGTATTTCATCAAGTTACTGTAAAATTTATCCCATTTGATAGGCCAGCGTACATAATCGTGTACGTTTTCAATGCCATCAAAGCTTACTGTAACAGTGACGTGTATGCCTCGCTCTAACAGTGTTTCTAATTCAGGTATAACCAAAGCACAGTTAGTGTTTATTCTTATGCTACGAACGTTTTTAGGAGGATTTTTTAAAACTTCCTTATAGTTCTTACTAGCACTAGGCTCTCCGCCGTTAACATCTAAATGTACTACTCTGTCCAATGGCAATGACCAAAAACCTTTGCTGTTATCTATCATTGGATACTGTTTACTTTTTAGCCCGCCTATCTTAGTGCTTAGTTCTTCGTTACAAAATTGACAAGCAGAGTTACATATATTATCTAATACTCCGCCCACAGTCAAATAATCTTTTTGCTTTTGTAAACGATCAAAATTAACAGCGTTCAATCTAATACTGCTGTTGCTTATTTCTTCTGTTTGTTGACATCTTACACACTCTTTAGGCCATTGGTCTTTGCTCATTAGCTCTTTGGTATCAGCCATCCATTTGCTAGATTGCATATCATCATATGACTTAAACGTAGGTTGTCCGATCATATGCCCACAACAGCTTACTTCGCTGTTTGGATGGAACCTAACAAAGTGATCAAGCCTTGGGCAATACATCACTTTCGCCTAGTATAGTATTACATTTTCCCACAGTATCAAAGTATGCCTGCGGTTCTGATATCATTAGATGTTGCATTATTCTTCTTTTATCCCAAGTTCCTTTGTTAATTAACTCCATTAGTTTGTTGTCTAATCTCAAGTACATTTCATTATACTTATTAGTTGTTAGGTTATCAATGTCTTTTGTTGTTAGTACTTGTTCTTCTTGCGGATTAATCGTTAGCGGAGTGTACTCGTGTATGTCAGTCATTCCGCGGAATCTTATTTTTGTTTCATCAATATATCTAAATAAATTTAGTAACCACGAAAGTTGTGTACTATAATGTCTATTTAAAAATAGATACTCGTTGACAAAATACATAATTGTGGTTCTATCTAATTCTGGTTTTTCTTGTAACAGATGTGCTACATATGTGTTAACTCCTGATATCAATCTGGACTCAGGGTCTCTAAGTATAACATCTACCACATCAATACGTTTTAGTTGCTCGTTAAATAATACTCGATGTTGTTTTTGTTTACTGTATTCTGTAATGCTACTGCTAGCATTTTTGAAAATAGGATAGATGTAACGCTGTGAGGGTTCTATTTCTATTACCTCACAGCGATTAGGATAGATTACATCATCTAACCGTGATAACATCTATGCGTTAGTTCTTACGAACTTTTTTGACGGTTACGGATCATTGATAAAATGTCCTCAGCTCTTTGAGCACCACTAGCTTCAGCTGGTGCTTCAACTGGTGCTGTAGGTGCCGCTGTTTCCGCAACAGGTTCTGCTTTTGGAGCCTCTACTGCTGGAGCTGGAGTTGCCTCTGCTGTAGCTGTAGGTGCTACTTGTTCAAAAGTTTCTGTCTTAGGAGCCGCTGGTGCCGCTGTAGACGCATTAGGAGCCGCTGTAGCTGGTACATTGAACTGCCCTCTTGGTCTATAGTAATTACCCCAACGTTCTGCATCATATGCTTGTCCGTCTACTGATGCTTCAAACATTTCTTTCATCACTTTAAGTTCAGCTTCACCTGGTTTCTTAGGAAGGAAATCGCCTAAGTTATGTAAACCGTGTGACTCAACAGCACCGTTTTCAGTAGCGTCTAGTGCTGACTCTTTACGTGACCATTTTGAAGTAGAATAATCAGCATAACCACCTTTTGATGTTTTAGTAACAATAAAGTCTAAACCACCTTGATAGTCTGTTGGTAAGTTTTCTAGTTCTGGATCTAATAAAGCCGCTTTAACTAAGTTAAAGATCTGCGGACTAATAATAAATCTTCTAATTGGATTTTCTGGTGTTTGATCATCTGAAATTGGATTCTCTCTCACAAATCCTTGGAACAAGTAAGACTTTTTCTTCCAGTACTTACGACCCATATCTTCTAAGCTTGGATCTTTAAACCAAGTTCTAACTTCTGCTAGTATTGGACACGGGTCACCCCACATCTCAACACAAGGAACTTGTACTGTTACTGGTTTACTGTCTGTTGAACCTTTAACACCTTGGAAAGGTAAGTTAATCATATTACGCTCAACCCAAAAGAATGTGTTCTCTGTGTTTGCGTCTGGAAGGAATCTTAAGCGAGCTGTATCACCCTCTTTAATATTCCAATGTGCGTAGATAGCGTTATCGCCACCACCTTGTGAATTGCCTGAACTACGATTTTCTGTAGCTTGTAACTTTGCTCTTATTTCTGCCAATGAAGTTGCCATAATATTTTTCTCCTATATGTTTGTCATTGTGTGCCATAATGTGTGTGTTAAAACGTATAACACTTCTATATTATACGTTAGTTTTATTTATCTTACAAGACTTTATTATGATTTTTTTATGTTTTGGTAAAATTAGTCAAAAAGAAAGGTACCTAAAAAAGTACCTTCCTACATAACTAACTACGCTTTAGTTAATTCCTGATAATATCTTCATCATAGCACTAACATTGTTTGTGCTTTCGTTTATACTTTCATTCGCATTTCTTAGAGCGGCTTTAACTTTAGGATGATTAGTTAGTCCTTTCTTAAGTGCTTCAATAGCGTCTGT